AACTACATCGTACCCTCCGAGATCAAGATCCGCGACCCGCGCAGATTCCAGTTTGTTCTCAACGAGGACGGGACCATCTCGCCAAGACTGATGACCGTGGACTCTCCAGTGGAAGGCATTCCGCTTCCTCTGCGCTCGATGGTCATCCACAGACACTGGGCCTACAGCAATTTCATGGACCCCTACGGTACGGGTCTGGGGCGCCAGCTCTACAGCCTCGTGGAGTTTAGACGGACGCTGATGTCCTTCTGGCTCCAGTACGCCGACAAGCACACGACCCCCACCGCGGTGGGTAAGTTCTCGCTCGGCACCCCCGACGAGGAGGTCCAGTCGCTCTTCACGGCACTCCAGCGCCTGGGTCAGGAGACAGCCATCGTAATCCCTGATGAGATGGATATTAGTTGGCTGGAGAGCCAGGGCCGCTCCGAAGTCTATGAAAAACTCATCGAGTATGTTGACCAGCAGATCAGTTTTGTCCTCAATGGGGAGAATACCGTTGGTCAGGAGACGGGAAATGTCGGATCTTACGCTCGTGATCAGATCTCCGATTCGGTTCGCATGCGTAAAGCTAAGGCGTTCTCGGAAGAACTTGACGAGACGATTAACGCTACTCTTATACGCTGGATTGTTGAGCTTAACTATCCGGGCTCAGCTATTCCTCGACTTCGTAGAAACTTTGATGATCTAGAGCAGCGCGACGATCCCGTGAAGATCGTGCAGATGCTCACCCAGCTCCAGGCCATTGGCTACGAGGTCAAGGATCTCGACTGGGTAAGGGACAAGCTTGAGATCCCGTCACTTGGCAAAGCGGACATGAGTGCCATGATGGGAGGGGCGCCAGGGGCTCCAGGAGCGCCCGGAGGCGCGGCTCCTATGGCAGAACCCAAGGACCTGAGTGGCCCGGACAAGGCCGCTGACGGTGCTCAGGGCGCCTTCGGAGCCGACCAGAATGATCTACTCAGCCTATTTGACTTTGCGGAAGGCAACTACGACGAGGTAGGAGACGAGTCGGATAAGACTCGTAAGGACAAAATCGCCAAGATCATCGCGTCGAAGTTCGATGGCACGCTCGACGATGTTGGGTTCCAGCGTATCGTCTCTGACAACGGAGACTCGGAAGCCTCAGCGTCCCGCATTCACATCAACGAGTACACCTCACCAGGGGATGTTGCGCACGGTTCCCGTAGGCTTATCGAGGAAGTCAAGAAGGTGGCGTACCTCAACCCTGAGCAGTCCATGAATCTCAGCGACCTGGACGGGGAGCTTCACACCTTTGAGAACATGATTCGCATCGAGGATCTCAAGGCGTGCGATACCAACAAGCTTATAGAGCTCTACGAGCGCATCTACAGGCTCAATCGTTCCGTGGTGCATAAGGAGTGCGTTGTCATCGACTGCAGGAAGGCCGGTTACTGGAAGTGGTTCGCTCCGTACTTCATGTAATTTGGCTTGGTGGGCTTAGTTTAAATACTCGTTAGATACTAGTGTAGCTATCCTGCCATGCTCTCTTATAAGCCGGTAACTCAGTCGCAGTTCTGGATCCAAGCGTCCCCTTTCCAGCACTACTTCACCAACTTCAGCGGGATCCGTGATACCGCCGGAACATCTCAATACGCCGATGGCGTACGCGGACGCATCTTCAACCTTCGCGGCCCTCGCACACTCTCCGAGGTGACAATGACCGTGCCTTTCGATCCTGAAAAGCACGCCGACATCGTCGACTTTTGGAAATCCTACGGTTGTGAGTTTGTCACTCTAACCATCACTCCTGTCTCCTGCGGAGAGGATCCCCAGCCCGTCGGCCAGCGCACCATCACGATCCCCGACGCCCAGATGACAAGTCTGAACTTCGGAACCGCTGACCGTACCTCCTCCAACGTTTCCACTCTCGAACTAACGTTCGTGATGGACACCTTCACATACAACTGATCCTAACACGGTGAGGTTGAAGTATGACGCTCTCCAACCTCTACTTTAGGGGGTGCTTTGAGCAACCCTCGGAAGATCAGAAGGACGCCATCGAGGAGGCTGGTGGGATAGCCGAAGTGGCGGATAAGAGCTGCTCTAGAGCAAGTATTAACACTTGCGGCATGAGCATCGAGCAGCTCTTCAGTACATACAGTATTTACAATCCGCAGAAAGGGCTGTATAAGTCGTGGGGGGATATTGAGTTTCCCTGGCAGATCAGCAGCTTAACGCCCAACCTTCTGCTATCCGGAACAGACGATAAGTGGAACGTTGCGCAGTATAGAGCTTTGGTGGCTTACACGGAGGGGTCAAGAGTCCTTCTAATCGAGGACAACGGGTACAAAGTAAGCCTCTACGAGGCCAACGAGGATATCCTGGCCATTACCGGAGCATTCGACTACTCCAAGTGGGACAAGATCTGCCACGTAGAGACAACGGAACCGGCCGGCGTGCCTTCCATAGAGGAACTGCTGGAACGCTACGATTTCTACGAGCTGAAGCTTTTTGACACAGAGTGGGGTAAATACAATCGAAGCTGGGACGAGGCGCTTAAAACTCAGAGCCTTCAGTCCTGCATGCAGCAGGGTCTGACTCTGAGCGATCTGCAAAACTGCCTGAATGGTCGGTCCTCGGATGAGTGGGATGGCGCGAAAGTTCGCAGGGACTTCTTCTACAGGGCCGGTGATATCGTCCTGGTGGCCGGGGAGTGCGAGGATGTCATCTGCGCCTACATCGCCAAACAGGACATCCCAGCCACTGAGGAAACTCTGAGAACCCAGGCCGTCTTCAACTCCAGAAGCACCTTGTGGCAGAAGATCTACTGCGCACCCACAGGACGTAATAAGTGTCTCGAGTATCAGAGGAAGAAGGAACCCGCCATCGGCTACGACGTAGTTGAGATCGGGTCCAAAGGCCATTTTGTTGAAGTTCCAATTCCCTACAGGCTGAGGCCCCGGACGCAGTCCCTTGACGAAAAAGTGGAGGTAGTAGCACCTCCTAGAGTCCTAACACAGGCGGAAATAGACGCCCTAAACCAACCACAAGAGGAGGATTAGTAGATGGCAAAAGTATTCGGAAGTGGGGGAAGTAGCCCATCCTGTGGTGATAGTGGTATCAGTCGCGTTCTACCTACCTCCCAGGAAGCGCTTAATACTTCACAGACCCAGTCCTTCTCATCGAGCCCTAATGTCTACTCCAAGACTCGCTCGGCCACGGGAGAGGCCAATCTCCAGGATTTTTACACCAAATCCGATATCCATCGCCTGTTGAAGACTAAGGCGGATATCTCCTCGGTATACACTAAAGCCGAAGTGGACGCCAGGCTCTCTAACCTGGAGTCGGAGATCGGCGCTTCCCTCGTACAGTTTATTACTGAGCCCGAGGTAGATGCGAAGATCTCTGCTTCGTACGATAGCATCCTCTCCTATCTCGCTCAGAATTACTATAACAGATCCCAGACATACAGTAAAAGTCAGATAGACACGCTTATCGCCGCGGTAGATGTGGGTGATGGCTTTGTCCTTAAGCAACCCTCCACCACCGCGGATAACACCATCTCCCCTGGTGCCAATGAAGCGGTTCCTCTTACACTCATCGCCTCTACCGATCCCGATGTTACTACTATTCAGCACTGGGTAAACAACCAATCCAACTCTGTCGGTCGGGTAAGAACCTCGGGCCGGGTGGAGTTTTACGGCCATATGGTGGTAGGGCAAAACATCGAGAGCTGGAGACCGGCCCTAGATGTTAATGTCAGGCGTATCAGCGGAGTCGCTGATCCCATCCACCTTCTCGACGCCGTGAATAAAAAGTACGTAGAGGATTACGTAACGGAAGTTGTTGACAACATCGTTCAAGGAGAAGATGAAAATTACGTAATCGACGCCTTGGTCTACTAATCGATACCAACATGACAGAACTTAGAGACAGGATTTATCATCGCCGGTCACCGGTACTTTCGAAGCGGCCAGAGCTGTTTGACATAGAAGATGGCGAATTAGCCGTTAATTATAACGCTGATGATCCGGGGCTGTACTTTAAAGACATCTCCGGTGACGGAACGCGAAGAATCAGAAAGATAGGACCAATCCACTACGGTCCCCTTCCGCCTAACAATGACGCCGATGAGTACGGGTACTATTCCGAACTGTCGGACGGAGAATGCTGGATAGATACCTCGTTAGGGGTAAATAGTTACTCATTTAAAGTCTGGGATAAAGATCTGTCGAGCTGGGTTGAGATAACTTCCCAAACATTCGCCTCCAAAAACGAAAATTTAGACCAGTTTAAGAACGGAGCGGATGGGGATAACTTCATTCACACCGATGGGATCAACTTAAGAATAAACAACAAGATCGCCTTAGCAGGGCAGTCTACCACAGGCGGAAACAAACTACTTATAAACGCGAGCAATAATTTCGCCACAAGCGTCGAGTTAAGTGGGTCTTACGTATTCAAGACCGACGGCAATTCCGCGTCAGTGTCTCAGCTCTCTATCAAAACAACAGAGGTGCCATCGTCCTCCTTCACTCCGTTCACGATTGAGAGTTTTCCACTGAGTTACCGTTCCGCTAAGTACACTGTTCAGATCGAAGTGAATAAGCCCGCTCCTAAAACCTACCAGGTGAGAGAGGTCCTGGCTATTCACGATGGCTCCAACGCGTTTCTGACCGAGTACGGAGTAGTAGATACCGCGAGTCAGTACCTGGGAGAGCTTGATCTGACTATCAATAGCATCTCGCAGGAAGCCGTTTTAACTTTCAAGAAAGACTCCTCTATAACGTTTCCTCTGAAAATCAAGGTACTCAGAACCTCCCTCATGGTTTAAAGGTTTATATTACGAAATCAGGTAGTCATCTATCTCCATGGCAAACAAGAAGAAATTTAACTTGCCCCATGGATTATCCACCGGTGAAGGTGATAATTTTAGAGACATAATCGACCGTGAGGGAAATATCTCAGTTCCGGAGGGGCTGAGAGACGGATTAAATAACTTTGGCAACCCCGGCCAGTTCCTGTCTTCCACAGGAGACGGAGTAAGGTGGAAGTACGCTGCTGTAACAAACGTTCTCTTCGTCACAAAGGACGGAAACGACTCAAACTCCGGAGTTAGTTTGCAAAACGCCAAGGCCACTATTAAATCGGCTCTGGCGATAGCAACACCCGGCACCCTAATTAAAGTATCCGCTGGCAATTACACAGAGAACAATCCTCTAAGCATTCCAAAGCAAGTAAGCGTAATTGGTGACTCGTTGAGAGAGGTCAGTGTATCGCCCCAGAACATTGACGATTTGTTTTACGTAAGCAACGGTTCTTACGTATCTAACATGTCGTTTGTGTCCTCGGCTCCTAACTCCGGGGCGATATTTGCGTTTAATCCTGTAGATCCGCCCTACATAGACCAGTCTCCGTATATTCAGAACTGCACCAATTTTATCAGGAATTCCACTGGACTTAGAGTTGACGGTGCTCACTGCCTGGGACAGTTGAAGAGCATGGTTGTTGACTCTTACACCCAATACAACCAGGGTGGAATAGGAGCTAAAATTCTCAACGACGGATACGCTCAACTAGTGTCTATGTTCACAATCTGCTGCGATAAGGCGATTGAGTGCCTAAGTGGCGGGGGTTGTGACCTGACAAACTCCAACTCGTCTATGGGAAATTACGGCCTTTTGGCCGACGGAGTGAGCGCTTTGAAATATACCGGAAGCGTTGCAAACGCTGAGGTTGAAGGCGGCAACACTATAACCGTGAATGTTGCAGCGGCGGAGAAGAGCGTGTCCTTGGCGACCTATAATAAAATTACGGGATTGTTGACTGTTACGACCTCAACCGCTCACGGTTTGCAAGCTGGGATGGATGTCGAGCTTCGAGATTTTACTTTTAGTTGCTCTTCCGGAGGACCAGCATCCTCTCAGGTCTTTCCGTCAGGGCAGTACGGATCCGTATTCAGAGTGGATTCTGTTATCTCCACTACGCAATTTATCGTGCAAGTAGGAACATCTAGCATTAACCATGACTACCAATCCGGAGGAGTTGTCAAAGTTAAGAGCATAAGGCCATTCGATGGCCAGGCTGTTTACATCAATAATGTCTACCACCAAGTAGATAGAATAGCCATTACTAATGGAGGCGATGGATACACTTCAAATCCTGGCGTAACAATAGATCCTTCATCGCAATCCTGGGGAATTGCTGCGACAGCTGTTGCTGAGGTGGTGAACGGAACCGTTACTTCCATCGAGATCATCTCATCCGGTAGAGGATACTCATCCTCTCCTCCGTCCGTCACGATAGATCCGCCAGGAACCGGTACCAGAGCCACCGCGGCCGCAGAGATGTCCCCATCCTACTTCCTGGTTGGTGAGTCCGTGGAAGTGTCGCCAAATACTTACACTGTTAGCTTTAGGGACGAGATTCCATTTCCTGTCTCCCAATCCGATACGGTTTACTTTCATAAGCAGACAAGGTTGCTGGCCTCCGGCCACTCCTTTGAGTACATCGGATCGGGAACAGATATAAACGCCTCTTTGCCAAGAAACGGCGGACAACCCATTCAGGAGAACGAAGTTGTAATGAGAAACGGAGGTAGCGTGATATACACAAGTACTGACCATTCCGGTAACTTTAGGATAGGAGACGGAGTGGTTATCGATCAGGCCTTGGGACTTATTTCTGGAACCGCGTATTCCAGAAGTTTGTTTTCCGCGGTAACACCCTTCATCCTCGCCCTAGGAGCGTAACTACCGATGGCATTAAAGACCAACTCGTTTAAAACAATCACCCAAGTAGTTCCTACTTCATCAACTCTAATCTACACTGCTCCTATAGGATACGTAGCTGTGGTGCTACTGGCTCAGGTAACGAACATCAGTGCTGCTGTGTCATACGACGTGACTCTAGTACATAGCAGAGGCGCCGTTAATACGGAGATCTGCAAGACCTTCCCCGTGCCATTTAGAGACACTGTTAACCTGCTGGCCGGGAAATTAGTACTGCAGTCGGGCGATAAGTTGTACCTATCCGGTAGTAATGGGTCTAATCTGAAGTTCATTGTCTCCATACTGGAGACCCTGGATTGATGTGAGGACGTAGCAGATGGATTACTTATCTGGAAGAGTTAAAAATCTAAATATTGGTATTCCTGGATACACCAACGACACTCAAGTCGCGGAAGTGGTGGGTGATGTTGAGATCAAAGGGGATCTTAACGCCGAGTCCCTGAAGGTAAATTCTAACGAGGTCTGGCACGTAGGCAACAAACCAAATCTTGGAAGTCTTGCTAACGTGGATGACACGGCCCGAGTCGATAAGAGCGTTGTGGTGTTCAACCAGACGCTCGATAAGTACGTTATAGATGACGTAAACACCCTGATTACTATTACTGACGGTGGCAATTTTTGAGTAGTTTAAAGTCTTAGAGACTCAAAGATCCGTTTTATCCCACCCCCAATTACCGAGTAAATGGCTAATACTATCCGGATTAAACGCAGAACGTCCGGGGCTGCGGGCGCTCCTACCTCATTAGCCAATGCTGAGTTGGCCTTCAATGAGATAGATGATGTGCTTTACTATGGTAGAGGCACGGGGGGTCAGGGCGGCACTGCTTCATCCATACTGACTATCGGAGGTCCAGGAGCGTTCGTAACGCTAACCTCCGCTCAGACCATATCCGGGAATAAGACTTTTACTGGTGATGTAATTGCTACTACCCAGACAGCTTCTGACAGCAGCACGAAGGTAGCAACGACCGCCTTTGTAAAGAACCAGAACTACCTGACTGGGAACCAGACAATCACGCTAAGTGGTGATGCTACTGGCTCGGGCACTACGGCAATCACCGTAACCCTTAAGAACGACGTTGCGACCGCCGGTACGTTCACCAAGGTAACGATTAATACCAAAGGTCTGGTTACGTCCGGCACGACTTTAGCAGCAAGCGATATCCCAACTCTTACAGCGTCCAAAATCAGCGATTTTGACACTCAAGTAAGAACAAACCGTCTTGATCAGATGGCAGCGCCTACGGCCGCTGTTAATTTAAATAATCAGCGGATCACTGGTATTGCAGCACCACAGCTCCCGGGCGATGCGGTAAACAAAGAATATGCCGATTCAATTGCGCAAAGCCTGAACGTCCACGGTGCTACTGACTTTGCAACTACTGCCTCTGTTTCCTATACATACACCTCTGGGGGTAGTAATTTAACTATTACCGCCATCACTGGCACTGACACTATTACATTTAGTGCCGATCACGGTCTTAATGTCAACTCCCAGATTCGCACTGGTGATACTGTAACTGGTACCGGGTTAACCGCCAACACCACTTATTACGTAACCGCTGAGCCGGCACTTAACCAGGTTAAAGTTTCCTCTACATTTGGTGGTGCTAACGCCACATTGACTAACGGCACTGGGCTCAGCATCGGCGTAACTGGCGATCCTGGAGTTGGCGCTACGCTTAGCGGATGCCCAAACAGTGTTGACTCTGGAGCCACTTTAACCGTTGGTAAGCGTATTCTTGTTAAAGATCACGCGACCGCTGCCTATAACGGCGTATATACCGTAACAACTGTTGGTACGGGCGCGAACGGTATCTGGACAAGATCAACTGACTTCGACAACGGTCCGACAGGAGAGATCACTGCTGGTGACTATGTTTTTGTTGCCAGTGGTACTACGAATGGTGGCAACGGTTTCATTCAGACTCTTTCTCCGGCGATCCGGATGGGTAAGTCGGGTGCTGGTTACACAACGTTTACTGGAGATTCGATCTCGTTTACTCAGTTCTCTGGAGCGGGTCAGATCGATGCTGGCGCTGGTCTGACTAAAACGGGTAATCAGTTAAATGTAGGCACTGCCTCGGCTAGCCGTATCGTCGTTAACGCAGATAATATCGACCTGGCTTCTGGAATCGTTACTGCGGGCACCTACCAAGCAGTTACGGTAGATACCTACGGTCGCGTTACTGCCGGTACCAACCCAACAACTCTGGCTGGATTTGGTATTACTGACGCTCAGCCTCTGGACGCCACGCTAACCGCTCTGGCCGGGGTTACTACAGCAGCCAACCAGCTCATCTACGCTACTGGTTCGGATACCTTTACCACGACTAGTCTCACTGCTTTTGGTCGTAGTTTGATCGATGATGCCGATGCCGCTACCGCTCGTACTACTCTGGGACTGGGCACTATCTCCACGCAAGACGCGAACAACGTGAATATCATTGGAGGCGCAATCGAGAACATCACCTTCGATGGAGGAGGTTTCTAATCCCGCTGGTCTGAAGTCCTCGGTTTAAAGTACATATTAGCGCTCACACGCGCCGGACTCTTATATAAGAGTCGGTTTTTTGCTAAATAGCAACTACTAGGAACGCCATATGGCAAACACGATAAAGATTAAAAGGTCCGCTGTACAGGGAAAGGTTCCCGTGGTCGGGGACTTGCAACTCGGTGAGTTAGCTGTTAACACTTACGACGGAAGACTCTTTACGAAGAAAGATGCTGGAGGCACAGTCTCCATCG